CTGGTCTCTACATTGCGCAAGAGTGCCAGCCCGTTATCGTTCCCCGCTACGTGACGCAGAAGGAGGTCTGCGGCGCAATTAAAAAACGGTTGCGCAGGGTGTTAGCGTAGTTGTATGTATGTGCGTTCTGTGCGCACAAGATACCCGCCATGGTTCCGCTCGATAATCTCTACCCGGTTGACATAGCCTGCCATGGTTTGAGAGGTGGCACGTTCTTCCTCGATTGTCACTGGCTGGGCTTTCCGCTTGGCTATGAAGTCGTTGATATCCTTGAACTTCTCGACCTTGGCGGTTACTTTGCTGCCAACCCTCCGTGGTGGCGCATAGAAGCCCATACGCTCTAGGACCACGAGCCAATCACGGGTGTTGTGGTAACTCATCAATGCGAAAGTACCAGGATGGGCGCCGTGGCGTTCTTTCCACCTCCGGTGCGGCAGGAATCCGTTTTCGTCACACAGTGCCATCATTGCGATTCTTGCGCCTTCGACCTGTTCAGGTGAGATGGCACGGCGCCCTAGCTTGGCCTGTTGCTCTGTGACTTCAAAGCCTGCCAGCTTCAACAACTTCGGCCATGGGTAGCCTTGCCTCTTCAGTGCCAAGGCTTCGGTAAATCCCCACGCCTTGTGTTCTGCCCAGTCGTTACCTGTAGGCGGTCGACCGATGAGGGCGGCGACTCGCTGTACCTCGGTGATAATCTCTTCAATGGTTTTCTTTCTTACTGCGACCATTGCTTGCCTCTGGTTTGCATCGTGTCTGCGTAGAGTGAGATGCAGAATTCAACATCCTCTTTCAACTTGGCATTGTCTGCCCGCAGCCGTAGCAGTTCCATGCCGGGATGTTCTTCCGGTGATGGCTCTGGTTCAGTCTCAAAGAGCGGTGGAAGTTTCACCCGGTAGAACACCACGAGGCTGCCCAGGGCAAAACCGGCAATGAAGATCATGATGAGAGAGGCGATGGTGGCAGCGACGGTCATGATTCGTTTTCCTCATGGTCAACCAGGGCGATTTCAACCAACTGGCCATCGGGTTCAATGCGGCAGTTCCAAGCGGCGATAGCTTCGTTCATGGTGTCGTATGTATCTGTTTCAGCCCCGCAAGCGGTGCAACGAACCTCGTTATGGCGCCAGAATGGTTCGACGTGCCTAGCCTCACCGCCGCAGAAGGGGCATGGTAGCAAGTTGGTCATTTCGCACCCTTGATCGTCAATACCCCTGCCCGGCTTGTTGTCACCCAGTAAATCTCCAACACACTCGCCAGACCTGGTACTGTTTTCATGTCGTTGACAATCCGCTTTTCATCTAGCTTCATGCCCACGGAAGGGGCAGAAACGTAGAAACTACCGCTCGGGCCTTTCCAGTCCTGGCGACCAGTGGCAACAATCAAGGTCATCAACACCTGATTCTTCAAATCATCTGCCACGTTACCGAGCATGGTCTGGTCTGACTTTATCTGGTTGTAGAGGGCAACCGCATTGTTTGCCAGTTCGTCAAACATATCCTTAGCGTCTGCATCTGAGGCGTTGATGGCGAGCTTGGTCATCTCACCAACTAACTGCTTGTACTCGGTTAGGTCTATCACTGTGCTGTCTCCTGTTCGATAATCTCTACTTCCCAATTTGCGTAGTCGAGTGCCAGCGCCCAGTCTTTGTTCCAGTAAATCTTGTCAATGCACTCTGGCTGCCAGTTCTCACCCCATTCCTCGATGATTTCCGCAAAGCCACAAGTGCTATCCTCGGATTCGGCATCGTCAATATCAAATGTCCTGGTAATGGTCAGCTTCAGTTGGCGGGTCATGCTACCTCCACGATAGGTGTTGTCCAGATGGTGTCGGCGTCGGTGTCAGCTTTCATGTATCGCTTGATTTCCTCGAAGGCTATTGCGTCTATGTGTTCCCATGCCGCAAATGTCCAATCGCCGGTCGGATATTTCACACTGTATCGAATCTCATCGTTGACTAGTTGGAACCGGGAAGGTAGTTTTGTTGCCGTCTCGTTAGATTCAACCCCTGCCACGAGCATCTCCATCGTGACTTCCTGGGGGGCGATGATCTTGGTTGTCATTGTCTTTGTCTCCTGTAAATTTCCGGGTCGAGGTGGGTAATCTGCTACGTAAAACAGTATCCGCCACTGCTGCAACCGGGATCATCGAATACCATTTCCGGCTGATTCTGGTCTGCAAACCGGATATCGTTGATGTATTCCGCCAACGGCTTGCGACTAGATGTTAGATAAAAGCCATCACGGATAAATACATCCTCCACGCTAACAAGATTCTGTATCGTTGCATCGCTAGTGTTTAGCCATCGTTGGCGGTCTTTGTGCGGACAACCATCACACTGCGTATTGGTCAGCCATGGCACGCCGAGGCGGTCTAGTGTTTCCTGAATCGTTGTGCGATACATCGGGAAATCTGTAATCAGCGGGTAGTAGTGTGTGTGCCACTTCACATCGCTGACTTTCATCCGCCTTGTTTCCGCCATGTGCAAACCGATTGCGCTGCGCATTGTGGTTGCGCCTCGGCGTCTAGCCTCCTGTCGGATTGCGGCTACCTTCCATTTCGATGTGCAACTCTGTTGCAGTCGGCCGCCTTCGCTGCCAAACAGCGGGATATCATCGTATCCATGCAACGTGTGCGCAACGTCAATATCTGGCAGGTCGTTACCGCTGCCATCTTGCGCTCGCACAAATACGGCTTCAATACCCATTTCTGCGGCGAATGGCTGCGTTACCTCATTGAAATATTCCTTGGCTGTGGATCGTCGGCCGGTGTTCCAGAGCATGTCACGCTCCCAACCTGTGTCGGCTGTAATGGAGAGTGTTGCCGGTATCTTTCTTGTACCTGCCAACCACAGCAGCACCATTGACGGCGCTCCCTGGCCACAGCTAATTGTTTCTATGTGCATCTCTGTTTCCTTATGTTTCCGGGTCGAGGTGGGTATCCTCATTGCATCTTGTGAAGTCTGGTCTATTTGGTTGTTCCTCGCCCACCTCAACCCGAGTTGTCTAACGCTGCGGGGACCCCCATCCCACCAACCCACACGTTGTGTTGATTGATAACCGCAGCGGGTAAACCTATTCCTCTTCCTTCCGTGGTCCCAACATCCACCAGAGGCAGATGCAGACAAAACCAAGGGGAAGGATGATTCCACTGATGGCGGCAATGGCTGTCAACAGTAGCGGGCCGCCTATCAGCAGAAGAACAATGATGAGGATGGCGTCTAGGAGTTTCATGCTGCCGCCATATCAAATAGAGTTGGGATGTTCTGGTTGACTTCAATCGATCGCAGGTTGCGCACAGCCATTGCAAAGTAGCTTTGCTTCAGCTCAATGCCGATGGCCCGGCGGCCAAACTTGACTGCCTGGTAAGCCTCCGAGCCGATGCCCATGAATGGCGTTAGAACCGTTTCGCCCCGATTGCTGTACAGCTTGATGCACCGCTCGATTGTTCCAAGCTGCAGCGGGCAGATGTGCTTTTCGTCATCAGCATCACGACCGCTTTGGTACTGCAATGTGTCTGATTCGTTGATCCCAGTCCAGATGCCGCCCGCCCAGTCGATCCACGTTTCATTGTTCATTTCGCCAGAATCCACCGGGCGCACTGGTACGGCATTCTCGCCGGGCTTCTTGAAGATAAGGATGTGATCCAAGATGGCCGGGCGGCTATCGCTTGAATCCTTGCGCAACTGGACAAAGAGCAGCGCCTTCGCCTTCGTGCGAATAGCCTGCGCCTGTGGGTTCTTGGCGACGATGGCCCGACCAAAAAAGATCCATCCCTCTTTCTCGTAGGCTTTCACCACGTCGCCGGGGAAGTCTTTGATGCCGATGTATCCGTCACGGCTCTGCATGGCGGGCAGGTCTGCCACATGAACGCATGTCATGCGCCCCGGCTTTGTAACCCGCAGAATCTCACGAATCATGAAGGCGTAGTGCGCAAAGAACTGGTCATAATCACGGCTGTTTCCGAGGTCAAGCTCGCTGTTGCTGTATGTGTACAGGTCGGCGAATGGCGGGCTATACACCGAAAGGTCAACGCTGCCCTCTGCCAGTTCGCCCAGCCGTTGGCAACTGTCGCCACGCATGGCAGTCCACTGGTCGCCTTTGATTGTCTTTTCGTCGTACTCGAATGCGCCTTCGCTTGTGCCATCGGTTAGATCTTCCATTTCGTGCCTCCGCACATGCTGGATCAATTGTTCTGCCATGTTGGTTGCGACCGCCTCTTTCATGAGGATGGTGTCGTATACTTCCTGCTCGGGCCGGGTCAGTACCACATGCACATTTACCTCGTGCATCTGCCCGAATCGATAGCATCGTCGAATCGCCTGATACCATTCCTCCCACGAGTAGGAGAGACCCACGAATACCTGATTATGCGCATTCTGGAAGTTCATCCCAAAGCCGGCAATGCTTGGCTTGGTCACCAGCACTCGGTATTTGCCGTCTTGGAATGCCTCAATTGCGGCCGCTTTTTGTTCCGGCGAATCACTGCCAACCACTTCCACGGAATCGGGAATCAACTCGGCCATGAGATTTGATTCTGAGTTGAGACCTACCCATACAATCCACTGGTCTGCGCTGTCATTCACGAGTGCGGCAGCCGTATTGCATCTGACATCCGTCGTTTGCTTGCGCACTGCCCGATGCCCGGACAGGCCGCCCAAGGACGTGAAAACAAGCTGGTCATCTGGCACATAATCGTAATCAATCCATATGGGGTTGACGTGCAGCGCCGGTAGTTTGAATCCGTCATCGGCGTATCCAAGGTCGGATGGCGTGCGTACGGACATCGCCCAAGAGGACATCCACCGATAGAACGATTCCTCGGCGTGATGCTTGAGTCGCCATTCCTGCCCGTTTTCATTACCCAGCTTGCGGCGCAGCGTAGTGCCATTGAAGTCGCTTACCATCTCTTTGTTGGCATGCACAAAGAACATGGCAAGCATGTCTACCGTCCGGGCAATGCCCAGGAACTCGCTATGGTTGCCGATCTCTGTGCGGTCATTCGGCGCCGGCGTCGCCGTGCAAGCAAGGCGGAATGGCGTATTTGCAAACATATCTGTTAGCGTTTTGCGGGTCGTTCCGTCCATCGCCTTGAGAATGCTTGATTCGTCGAGTACCACGGCGCCAAACTGGTCTGCATCAAAGTGGCTGAGCATCTCATAGTTGGTAATCCACATCTTGTGGTCTGGCGTGACTTGCGACTGGTCACGCACATAGCGCACTTCGATACCGATCTTGGTTGCCTCTCTCACCGTCTGGCGTGCCACGGAAAGCGGCGCAATGATGATGGCATTCTGACCGATAAGCCGTGCCCATTCGAGCTGGATGAAAGTCTTTCCCAGTCCGGTGTTGGCAAAAACAGCGGCCTTGCCCTTGGCGCATGCCCACTTCACAATGTCTCTCTGAAACGGAAACAGATGAGGATGCACGTCCTTCACGTCAATTGCAATCCCGCTGTTGCCAGCAACCACCCGCTTGTTATTGATAAAGCTCTTGTAAGATTCCATTGACCGGTTCATGCTGCCGCCTTTTTGGTGTTGGCAAGAAACTCTGCCGCATCTTCAGGTGTCATACTGGCACGCACAGAGGCGGCCAGTTTGTCGAGCAACACCTTGGCTTCCGACTTCAGCACTTCGCTGCTGGCAGAGGTGCGACCGCCTGTGACTTCTTTCACCAGGTCATGGCGTGCCATGTCCCAGTTGTCACCGAACAACTGCGAACCAATGGCGTGCATCATGCCGCGTTGCGCCTTGGTCATGAGTTCGGGTTCAGAGCGGAAATCAACTTCTGGCTCTGCCTTCGGTGCAGGCGCCGGGTTGCGGTGTGTAGGCTGTTCCACTGGGGCAGGTGTGGTCTGCGCAGCCGGGGCCGGTGCAGGATTCGTACCCAACCAGGTGCGCAACACATCGGCGAGTTGCTTGGCAGGTTTGTTGATAACCTTGCCGTCAAGGGCTGCGCACCGGGTCTTGCTCACAATGGCGTTGTGTTCAATATCCATGTCGAGGAACACATCGAATTCATACTCGAATCCTTCCCGCTGCACTGGTGCCATGCCAACTTTGCGAACCGTGTTGCGGCCGCGGTCGTCTTTCTCCTGCACGTATTCTGTCTTGCTGCGCATGGTGGCGATCAAGTGGAGCGGGGCGCTAACCACGCCTTCAACCAAGCGGTTCTGAATCGGGGTGATGCTCTTCCACGCTGCAAAGCTGTTCTGCGTTTTCATGGCCTTGGCAGATTCATCTGCCAGTTCCAGCAGCCCGCCTTCCCCGTTCCACGCATGGGACATAGAGTCGAGGATGATGACTTTGTAACCGGCATCGGCCGCTTCCTTGATAGCACGCAGGTACTTGTCAGGGTGATAC